AGAAACTTACTACCGACCCTCCCCCTCACCCCAACCCCCCTCCCCCTGAGTACAGGGGGAGAGGGGCTTACGCGATCGACTCTCAGATGAGTCCGGCTCGTTTGAGGAGGGTCAGGCAAGCCAGGACGGTCTTTTGCTGCGCGGTGCCGCCGGAAGCCGGGGCGGGAATCTGGCCGGCGAGGTATTGGAGGATGGTTGTTGTCCCGCTGGTGGCGGTCGTCGCGGCGGAGAGGGTGGCGTCGAAGGCGGCGTCGAGCGCCTGCACCGCGGCTTGGAGGTCGCTCCAGTTGACGGTGGCGGTGGCCAGGGTGGCGGCGAGGGTGAGGGGTTGCCCGCCGAAGAGGCACTGGGCCAGCTGGGCGGCGCACGCCTGGGCCTGGGCATTGGTTAATGCGGACATGGTTACTCCCAGATAATGCTTGCAAGCCAGGTGGAAGCTGCGGCCAGGGTCCAGCCGGTGACGTTGAAGGTCAGGGCGACGACGAGCATGTCGTTGGCCTGGGGCGTGGTGCTGAGTGTGACCTTCGCTTCCAGGTATTCGTCGTTGTTGCCGGTACTCCAGGTGACGGTGACTTGCGTTTCGCTGGTGAGCGTGGCGGCGCTGGGACTGGAACCGGCGGGGCAACGGCCATCTTTCACCGTGACTTTGGCGACACCGCTGGTGGCGTTGGCCAGGGCGAGGAGGCGCAGCTTGAACGTGCCGGTTGGAATAGAGGGCGGCATGGGAAAGCGCAGCTCCCAGGTGGCGTCGGCGGAGAGCGACGCCATGACGCCCAGTCCTTCGTCATGGGGGGTGGCATTACCGCCCGCTCCTGCGTAAAAGCTCGGGAAAAGTCGGCCGGCGGAGTCCGCCGGGTAGGCACTGGTTGGATAGATGGGTCCGCCGGCCATTGCTTGTCCTCCTTCCGTTTCAACGTGTCTGCGGCCAGAAGAAATGGCCGCACAGAATTCCCAGCGCGAAGGCCAGGATCGGGTTGTTGCAGCTCCAATCGTGGAGAATCTTGGAGATGGTGGCGTCCACGCCGTAGCGCCACATCACGCGGATGTCCCAGGCGATGGCCAGTGCCACCCAGACGATCAGGAACATCGCGGTCTGGTTTCGTCCGGTCATGTCCCACCCCTCCTAATTCACCACGGTTTGACTGACCACGCTGGCATCGTTCTGGGCGCTGCCCGGCTTGTGGGCCGCCTCGTCGCCGAAACCGACAAGGGCGACGGGGATGGTCGGACTCGTGCCGCCCACGGTGCAGACGGCCTGCAAACGGACGTAGCGTGCGCCGGCGTTGAGCTGATCGGCCCGGATCTCCAGGGTGGCCTGCTTGCTCGCCGCGGTCACGGTGGCGCTGGGCACCGTGGCGTTATTGGTCCAGGTCGTGCCGTCGGGACTGTCCTGGATCTGGAGGACGGCCGAGAGGGTCGGGCTAGTGCCGCCGAAGACGCCCGTCTCGAAGAGGAAGAGGGCGCGGCGGAACACGGACATATCCGCTTTGCCGCTGGTGAGGGTCGTGGTCGTCGTCAGGCTCTGGGGCGCGGCAGCCGCCGCGATCCCCAACCGTTGCGTGAGTTGTTCGGTATACATGCTGACTCCTGAGAAAGATCAAGGGGTGATAGCGGAGGTCGGAGGTCGTAGGGTGGGCCGAGGAACGAGTCCCGCTCCCTTCACACCCGTGGTCCTCGAAGACTCGGCCCACCCTACGACCTACGGCCTGTTGTTGTGGTCAGTTCAGCGCCACGAACGGCGAAACTTGCGTGCTGCCGTCTTGCAGGGTGATGGGTTTTTCCACCCAGGGCTGGCCATCGACGCGCTCGACGACGCGCCAGGTCATCTGGTTTTTGAGGAAATTCACATGCTCCGAGGCGGCGATCTCGATCTGCATGCGATCGCCGACGACGTATAGCGACGGGTCGATCAGCATCACATCGCCCTTGGTGCCCAGGGGAGGCAGCTTCTCGCTGGGGAACGCCGGCCGGCCCAACAGCGACCACACCGGCGATTTCGTCGCCCCCTGGTCGATGCTGATGAAGATGGCCCGGTTGGCCCCGTCCTTGAGCTGTAACAGCTGCGGCACCACGCTCGGCGAGAACACCCAGATCGCCGAACTCCACGACGACGGCAGCAGCTTCGACCACATCGTCGCCACGTCGTTGAAGCTCACCTGGTTGGCGTTGTCGCGGTTCTTCAGCAGCGTGGCCCCGGCCGTGAGCATGCCCTGCGGCTTGCCCGTGCCGTTACCCTGCAAGAAGGCGTATTCCTCGAACCAGGCGATCGACCGGGCGAACAACGTCATCAGGAACTTTTCCAGTCCGATGATGCTGTCTTGCAGCAATACGTTGCTCGACACCGAGTAGCCGGACAGCTCCCACGCTTTCAGCTCCATCTGCTTGAACTGCGGCTCGGTCTCCTGGCGCGTCTGCGCCTCGGCGGTCCAGTACATCTGCAAGCCGCCGAAGAACGGCGACACGCCGGCCGACTGCGCGGTCGTAATGTCCAGGAAGGGGATTTGCAGGCTGGCGCCGGCCATCGGGATCACGAACGCCCTCGGCCGGATGAACGCCGTCTCGGCCACGATGGTCATGAGCTGTTCGTACAACTCCGGCGGCACGGTGTAGCCGCCGGTCACGCCGGACGACTCGGCCAGCGCCGCCTTCGTTTGCCAGGCGACGAAGTTGCTGCCGTAGTGTTTTTCCAGGTAGCGGGCGTCGTTGCGGGCGCAGGCCAGGAGCCAATCGCCGAAGGATTTGCGCGGGTCGCCGTTGCCGCCGGCGCCGAAGAGGGCCGGCACCGCGTGCTTGCGGGCCAGGCCCTGGGCCTGGCCGAACTGTTTCAGGGTTTCGGTGATGACGGTGTCGAGTCCCCGGGTGAAGCCGGAGAGGGCGCTTTCCATGGCCTTCGTCACCAGGGGCGCGATGGGGTCGTCGAGGACGGCCTTGGCGACGCCGGTGGCGATGAGCTGCCGGCCTTCGTCCTCGGCGACGTGGATGCGCTCGCCGGCCTTCTTGCCGAGAAAGTCTTTGAGAAGTTCGATAAACATGGGATGGATCTCGCGGGACGACGGGGGAGGAATCACGAGGTCATCCGTCCGTCTCGGGGTGGGACCGGCTGAACGCTTGGCGTCGTTCTCCGCCGGCCCGTCCGGACGGCTTCGATGAGGCAGGAACTGTATCTTACACGCGACCAATTGTTTTATACAAGGTCTCTTTTATCGTTTTTTCCGCCAGGGCGCGGAAATCGATGGCCTCGATCCGGCCGAGGACGGCGCGGCGGATTTCGTCCAGGGACGTGAACGGGATGACGCGATCTTCCACGCCGGCCGCCGGTAGGGACGGGATCGCCCCGCCCCAATCCAGCCCGAGCGCTTGCCGCACGTCGTCGGCCAGCGCGAGGCCGCCCTTGGCGACGCTCTCGACCAGGGCGTCCTGGTTGGCCGGCAGAAAGACGCAGGCGTATTCGAGCAGCAACCATTCGTCGATGACCAGACCGACGCGGTCACCCCAGTTGTTCTTCTGCACTTCCATGGCGTCGGGCACATGGACCTTGACCGGCAGAAAGCCGACGGATTTTCCCTGCAAGAGGCCGGCCTGGATGAGCGCGAACACCTGGTCGGAGGGCCAGGCGTCCTGCGCCGGCCAGCTCTCCGGTCGGGCGGGGTAAAGGGTCTTGGCCTTGATGCCGACGCGCTCGCCGTCCCGGACGCGCTTGCGCCACAGCGATTTGCCTACCGGCGGCAGATAATACGCGTGTCCGAGCGTGACGAGCGGGTTGGCCTGGAACTGCGAATCGTCCATCCCCCTGGCGACGACGACCTCGCGGGTGCGGTCGGGGCTTTCGGTGCTGATCCAGCTCACGTCGCTGCGCTCGCCGGGGTTGACCTCGGTGGGGGCCTTGGTCGTGATCAGGTGGCGATACTCGTGCTCCGGCGTGCGCGGCAGCGACTTGAGCAGGGCGTCGAGCGTCCGGGCGGCCGCGTCGGGCATGGGGAAGCCGAGCGGCCCCTCGACCGGGCCGTAGTGTGATTTCAGGAAATCGGGCATAGGGAAACCTCGCTGAGATAGAAGTGTCTTTCTCCCTCCCCCCTTGTGGGGGAGGGAGAATAAAGGCTGGCACCCATTCAGGCGCTATCGCCATCGACGGGTGTATCTTCCGGCGGCCGATTGCGTCCGGTGTGTGGCATCTCGCTGGGCCGCGGCATATCGGTGCGCTCCCACTGGAGCGGCAGCCACGGCACATCGCCCCACGGCACCGGCGGCAGGCCGCGCTCGCTGCGGACCTCGTTGATCGACACCACGCCATATTTGAGGTCGGCGATCTGTTGCTCCACCAGCAAGTTGTGATCGATCGGCACCGGATCCTCGCTGGCCAAAAATAGCCGGCCGGTCGGGTCGTAGAGCGGCACCAGCTGGGCGTTGAGCTTCTCATCGCGGCGCTCCAGGCGCGGGCTGATAGCCAGGCTCATGTGCTGGCTCTGCGACGCCTGCAAGTTGGCCAGGTTCGTCTGCGTGGTCAGAAACGCGATCGGCACGTGGAAGGCGTTGGCGATGTCGGTCTTCGTCGCCGCCATGTCGGCCAGGGCGGCGAGGTCGCCCATCGACTGGTTGAGCAGCGACACCTTCAGCGCCGACTCGGCCACAACCACCTTGCCGGTGCCGCCGCGCCGAAAGCGGTGGTTCCCTAGCGTTTTATAAATACGCGGACGGTATACCCCCTCCTTCCGCCCTAGCTCCGCCGTTCCCTTCCGAGAGCCGGCCGAACGGTCCCGGGAGCCTCCCTAGTCCGCATTATTCAAAGCCCTCGTCGCAAGGCAGCCGCCCAGGGACACCTAGCCCGTTTTTCACGGAACTTCGGCCGGGAGCGGCCTCGAAGACAAACCGCCCCTTTCCCCCACGTAGAGATGCCCCGCAACGGGCTGTCTAGCCGATTAGCCGGAGGGGCCTGGGACGGGAGTCGGAAGGGGATCGCGCAAGCGTTCGCACACGCGGCGATACTAATCCAGGTGTGGCCAGATCGAGGACAGCCGGACTACGATCCGCCACGTGCAGACACCGACTTCCGCCGCCACCTTGATGAGCAGGGTAAGCCAGGTGCAGGGCTGCCCTTCTCCCAGCGGGTCGCGCTGCCGCCGCAAGCGGAAATGCCGACGAAGGCTAGGC